ATACGGCGGAGATTAAGAATATTGAGGCGTCTACGGCGTTTACGGATGCGAAAGCGTCCGTGATTCGTCCGGGTGCTGCTGTTTTTGGTGCTGCTGGTGATTTGCTTGAGAGAGGTATTGAGTGGTTTAAGAGGAATAATATTGCCTCTGGTGATGCCACTCCGACTGATTGGAAGAATGTTGCTACTGAGATGATGCGTTCTCTTGGTGATATGACGAGTTCGGCGGCTCAGTCGAAGCGTTTGATGAATGAGGCTTTGAGTAAGTTGAAGGAGTTTATGAAGGAACGTAGTGATAATATTGCGATTCCTTGGTTGGATTCTGCTGGTCGTGTGATTGATAATTAGGAGTTTGTGATGTTGCGTTCTGCGTATGGTCCGAAGGACCGTGTATTTTGTGAAGTTATTGGTAAGTCGTTGACGAAGCAGTCTTTTGCTGCGGAGTGTAATATTAATAATATTATGAAGAAGTACCAGAAGTCTGGTGCTGTTACCCATTTTAACCGGCATTCGCCGGAGTATGGGTTTGCGACTGGTGCGAGTTTTACTGATGCTATGTTATTGGTTGTTGCTGCTCAGGATATGTTTGCGGATTTGCCGTCGTCTATTAGGACGCGGTTTGGTAATGATCCGACTAACTTTTTGGATTTTGTTCAGAATCCTGATAATGCTGAGGAGATGGTTGAGCTTGGTTTGGCCGAGGCTCGGCGGGTAGCCAGCCCGGTCCAAGTAGAGATCGTCGCCCAGGCGGAGCCTGAGGCCGACGTTGAGCCGGAGGCTGACACAGTTGTTGCTTGATCTAACTGTGTGGACTGACAGTTTGTCAGTCTTTTTTATATGCAAGTTTTGTTGCATTGTTTGTATTGTTGTGTTATGATCTATTCTCACTTAAGGAGAATGATTATGGGACAGTTTGATAGTTTGTTGAGGCAGCTTAAGATGAAGCTGAAGCGTCAGGAGGAATCCGTTGCGGATTCTAAGGTTCAGATTGCGTCTTTGGAGAAGATTATTGGTGCCGAGTTGGTTGCCAAGAAGTAGTACGGTGTATGCGTGGCTGTTCCGGAGGCAGCCGTTTTGTTTCTTGGTGGTTATTGTCGTGGTCTCCCTGTTGGGAGGCTGCGGCTTTTCTGTTGTTTGCGCCGTAGGCGCGGATGACGTTTTTCAGGAGATCGACATTATGGCGTATCGTAAGAAGATGAAGAAGCGTAAGTCGAAGAAGTTGTTTTCGAAGACTGCTTCGCGTACTCATAAGAAGAATATTAGGAATAGGCCTATGCGTGGCGGTATCCGCCTCTGATGGCTTGTTATTCTCCTTTGAGTGGTTATCGATCGGAGTTTCCTAACGGTAGTGGGAAATTTCCGGTCGTTTTTTCGCCCGGTCCACGGGCGTATGAATTGGTACTTGTACCGTGTGGGCAATGTATTGGTTGTCGTCTTGAGCGTTCGCGTCAATGGGCGGTGCGGTGTGTGCATGAAGCGAGCCTTTATGACGCTAATAGCTTTGTGACGTTTACCTATGATAAGATTCATTTGCCCTATGATGGTTCCTTGAATAAGGACCATTTTGTTTTGTTTATGAAGCGTTTACGCTTTTGGTTGTCTCGTTCGGATGAGACTGTTCGTTTTTATATGTGCGGTGAATATGGTGACGATTTTGGTCGTCCTCATTATCACGCTCTTTTATTTGGTCTGGATTTTCCGGACAAGGTTTTGTGGTCGGAGGAAGATGGTACGAAGTTGTATCGTTCTCCGATGTGTGAGCGCCTTTGGCGCTTTGGTATGTGTATAATTGGCGAAGTCAATTTTGATAGTGCTGGTTATGTTGCACGTTATTGCATGAAGAAGGTTACTGGTAAGGATTCTGAGGATTTTTATTGGAAGTATCATCAGGGTTTTGATCTGATGATTGCTGTTGAATCGGAGTATTCTACTATGTCCCGTAGGCCGGGACTTGGTAATGAATGGCTCGATTGTTTTTCTGAGGAGGTTTTTGAGCCGGATGAGGTTATTGTTAATGGGCATCCGTGTAGTCCTCCTCGTTATTATACGGATATTTATTCCGTTGTTGATCCCGAGGGTTATGAAGTTATGAAGGAGAAGCGTAAGCGTGCCTCTTGGGATAGTTATTATGATAATAGTCCTGCGCGTTTAGTTGTTCGTGAGAAGTGTAAGGAAGCGCAGGTTGGTTTGTTGTCTAGGAGTTTGTGATGCGACATTTGATGTTTTGTATTCATGATGTTAAGGCGGGTGCTTATATGCAGCCGTGGTTTTTGCCGACCGAAGGGATGGCGATTCGTGGTTTTGCTGATTGTGTGAACAAGGTTGATCACAATTTTTTTAATCATCCAGAGGATTATACTCTGTTTTTAATTGGAGAATTTGATGATTCTGATGGGCATGTTGAGGTCTGTGCTCACAGGTCTCTTGGGAATGGCGTTGATTTTGTTTCTGATAGGTCTGTTTCTGGCGTAGTTGCTGTTGAGGATGCGATTCGTGGTAACGGTGATTATGAAGGTATGAATAAGGAGCGGTTTAATGAAGCAACGTAGTGTTATGAAGCATCAGTTTTCTGAGGTGCCGAGGGCGGATATCCCTCGGAGTTCTTTTGATAGGAGTCATGGGTATAAGACCGCGTTTAATGCGGGCGATTTGATTCCGATTTTTGTTGACGAGGCTTTGCCCGGCGATACTTTTAATTTGAGTATGACCGGGTTTTCTCGTTTGGCGACGCCTATTTTTCCGATTATGGATAATATGTATATGGAGTCGTTCTTTTTTGCTGTCCCTCATCGTTTGATTTGGGACAATTGGCAGAAGTTTTGTGGTGAGCAGGATGATCCGGGTGATTCCACCGATTTTACAGTTCCTGTTATCTCCGTTGGAGGCGGAGGAGGTGGTGTCGGATCTTTAAGTGATTATATGGGTATTCCTGCGGGTGTTGGTAATTTTGATTACTCTGCTTTGTGGGTCCGTGCGTATAATTTGATTTTTAACGAATGGTTTCGTGATCAGAATTTGCAGAACAGTGTTACTGTTCATACGGATGATGGTCCGGACCCTAGTGGTTCTGCTTTGGTTCGTAGGCGCGGTAAGCGTCACGATTATTTTACGTCTTGTTTGCCTTTTCCGCAGAAAGGTCCCTCGGTTAATTTGCCGTTGGGTGTTTCGGCTCCGGTTACTACGGATGCGAGTAGTGCTGCGGATTTGGGTGTTTTTAGTACCGTTGAGAATGATACTTTGGACATGATTTCTAGTGGTCCTAAGGTTGCTCGTGGTACTGTTGGTTCTACTGTTCCTTTGGTTGACAGTTTGTATGCTGATCTGACTAATGCTACTGCTGCAACTATTAATGAGTTGCGTGAGGCTTTTCAGATTCAGAAGTTGTTCGAGCGTGATGCTCGTGGTGGTTCTCGTTATACTGAGATTGTTCGTGCGCATTTTGGCGTCACTTCTCCGGATGCTCGTTTGCAGAGACCGGAGTTTTTAGGCGGTGGTTCTTCGCCTGTTGAGGTTCGTCAGGTTCCTCAGACTTCTGAGACTGATTTATCTGGTCCTGATGCTTCGCCGCAGGGTAATCTTGCGGCTTATGGTATTGCTTCGTTAATGGGTCATGGTTTTACCAAGAGTTTTACGGAGCATTGTGTTTTGATTGGTTTGATTAATGTTCGCGCTGATTTGACTTATCAGCAAGGTCTTAATCGTATGTGGAGTCGTCAGACTCGGTTTGATTATTATTGGCCTGCTTTTTCGCATTTGGGCGAGCAGGAAGTTTTGAATAAGGAGATTTTTTTGCAGGGCACTTCTGGTGGTGCCGATGACGAGAATGTTTTTGGTTTTCAGGAGCGTTATGCGGAGTATCGTTATAAGCCTTCCGTGATTACGGGGATTATGCGTTCGTCTGCTCCTGAGACTTTGGATGCGTGGCATCTTTCTCAGGATTTTCCTGTGTTGCCGGTTTTGAATGAGTCTTTTATTCAGGATGATCCGCCTATTGATCGTGTTATTGCGGTTACTGGTGAACCGCATTTTATTTTTGATGCTTATTTTAAGCTTCGTTGCGCCCGTCCTATGCCTTTGTATGGTGTTCCGGGTATGATTGACCATTTCTAATGGCCGGTATTAAGGGTGTTGGTAGTGCCGTTGGTTCGGCTGCTACTGGTTTTAGTTTTGGTGGACCGCTTGGTGCTTTGATTGGTGGCGGTCTTTCTTTGTTGGGCGGTTCTTCCGCCCGTTCTGCGGCGAAGGCTGAGGCGCAGAGGAATAGGGATTTTCAGGAACGTTTGTCGTCTACCGCTCATCAGCGGGAGGTTGCGGATTTACGCGCTGCTGGTTTGAATCCTATTTTGTCGGCCACTGGTGGTCGTGGAGCTTCTTCGCCCGGAGGTGCGATGGCTCCTATTTCTGATTATGTTACGCCTGCCGTGAATACGGCTTT